TTATTTACTAAATTCTGTTACCAGCTCATTTAATTTATTTTCAAATTCCGTTACATCTTTCGTATATGTTGCCTTATTTGCTATATATGCCTGCGCATTAGCTATGTTGCGATTTATAGACAACCCTCCATTTTCGGAGATTGTAGCATTCATATACATAATGTCTGTTGCTACTCCATTCTCTTCTACACTGCTTGTTCCATTTAATGTTATAGATTTGTTTACATTTAACATTTTTACCTCTTTCTACCACTCCTGTGGATTTTATTAATATTATTTTTATACCCAGCTTGCACTTCCCCAATGGTAAGAAGCAATAATTGTATGGTCCACATATATTCTCAAATATGCACCATCCCAATCAAGCCCAATTTCATTTTTCGGTGTTCTGTTAAGAACTGCACCACACCATCTTCCCCAGGTCGAATGATAAAGGTTAAAAGCATTGGTTCTTATTCCACCTATTACAGACAAAGCACAATCGTTATAATAACTTGTACCGCTATTACATATTTGCACATATCCTTTTCCTATTTTTGTATATGCCGTGTTATTTGGCTTATGCCATAGCTCAATTCCATCTCTTAACACGCTTACTTCTAATCCAGCTAAACCATACATTTTTATTCCTTTACCACTTTCAACATTAAAGCTCATTTCTCCGTCATTGGTGACGTGCCATAATGAATTTAACGTGGAGGGCGAAGCCCCTTGCGTAGCTCCTTTTTGAATTGAAAAAATCCAATCTCCAGTATTTTTAGACCCTTGAATATACACACGTCTTAAATATCCGTCTGGAGCAAGATAATCATTTTTAAACGCTTCGCTGGTTATGTCCCAACAGGCTATTTTCCCACTTGTGCTTGTAATACCTCCTGTACTGGATATTTTAAAATACTTGCTATCCCACGTTCCTGTTGCAAGGTTAAGCATCATTCCCGTGCTGTTTGCAACATAATTAGAGCTTTTAAGCACTCCAGCTGTAACCGTTCCTAAGTTTGCGGATATTGCAGACAATGTAGATACACTTAACTCTGCCGCAGTGATTGAATTAGCGGCTATCTGATTGGCTGTTATTGTCTTAGAAGCTATCTTCGCGGCTGTAACTGCATTGGCAACAATCTTTTCTGTTGTTATTGCATTTGCCGCTATTTTTGCCGAAGTTATGGCACTAGCTGCTATTTTATCTGCATTAACTGCGCTTGCCGCTATCTTTTCTGTTGTTATTGCATTTGCCGCTATCTGTGTTGCTGTAACACTGCCTGTATATATCTTTCCACCATTAATCAGGGTCTTATTATTTGCAGCACACCAGCTTGCAATTGTAGATCCTTTAGCCTCCGCATAATCATTCTTTGGCGATTGGGTAGGTTCAAGATACACTGTATATGACGTGTTTCTTGCTATATTAGTTTTAACAGTATATATTGTTACGTAACTTTTATTAGGCGTATAAAGGTAATATCGTGCCCCACCACGCAACATAAAGTATATCTGGCTATGTTGTTGTACCTGCCCTACAAACGCAGGCATTTTATTACAAAAACGATAATTATTCTCCTCCAAATAACCAGCGGCATCTGTTGTTCCCCAGCCACCTGCTAATACTCTTAAAATAAGATTGCAAGTAAAACCTTGATTATGCGTAGACCATACAGGTTTAGAACCGCTATTAAGCTGAACATTACATTCATAGTTATGTAAACCGTTATATGGTATAGAGGGGCTTATTAATACTGGATAATATGTATCCGTATTATATTTTGCGTCTCTTAAATCTACAGTTATCTGATATCTTTTCTTGGCGGCGGCTATATCATTCTGCGTACCAGCATCCAGTTTTCCGATTACAATCGAACCAGAAGCTATTCTGTCTGCGGATATATAGCCGCTTGTAATCTTTCCTGCATCCATATTGGCAATCTTGGCATTCTGTATTGTTGCATCTGCTATTAAGGCGTTGGTTATAGAAGCATTCGCTATGGCATTGGTTCCAAACTGCCGCAATACCCAGCTTTTGCCATCGAAGTAATACATCTTATTAGAATCTGCTGTATTAAACCATATATCATTAGTTTTTCTATCTTCAACAGAAGGTGCCGTTGTCTGATAAAATACTGTATTCTTGCCATCTGCTGTAAGCTGTGCTCCTTCCGCAGTCTTAGAAGCCGCCGCTGATAAAAGTTTAGCCGCTTCCGCCGTGCTTAATGCACCAGCCGCATTTGTATTAGCTGAATCTGCCTTTTGTGCTGCATTTTCTATATCTTTATCTGTTGTATTCATCCAGTCTGTTACATCTGTTCCAAATTTGGATGTATCTATTGCTCCTTCAGCTATCTGCTTACCATTAATTGTTCCTACCGTGATATTGGCAGCCTTAAGGTTTATTACCTCGATGTTAGCGGCATCTATAGTTCCACTTGTTATTTTATTAGCAGTCAAATCTACTATCTTTGCATCTGTTATGCTTCCGTCTGCAATCTGAGCTGTACCAACTGCACCTGTGTCTATCATTGCTGTCTTTATAGAGCCAGCTTCGATGTTACTAAGCTTTATGTTAGCGTACCTTAAATCTGCAACATCTGCTTTAAGATAATTGGTCTTTATATCAATTATCTCTGCATTTACGGCATCAATTTTCTCTGCTGTAACAGTATTAGCCTTAACCCAGTCAGCATCAACTTTCTTTGCTATTAATTCCTTTGCCAATATCAAATCAGAATATATTCTCTCATTCTGTTGTGTTGTCGGTCCCTTGAAGTCCATTTCGGTCTCTACTTCTGTCTTTCCATAAGATGTAACAGTCATAGCCATACCGCCATCATATTCCTGTACCAAATTCATAACCGGTATTTTATATTCACCAGTGCCGTCATTGGCAGTTATAACATCCCACGGATCCAGACGTATGTCTCCAAGTGTCTTTAATGAAGCTCCTCTATATGTAAACCCTTTAATACTTTGATATATCTGGCTTAATCTATCTGCTGTCATAAACGGATTGGAAAATGTTATGCCAAGCTCTCCACCGCCCTGCGTTAATTCAGTCTGGCTATCGACATTACAGTTTAAATAATCCAAATGAAAATCACTTTCATTATGTTCAAGTGATATAATTCTTGCTTTACCTACTGAATATTCACATTCTTCATACCACTTAATAACAATAGTTCCAGTTCTGTCTACACAGGCAAAGCCCCCCTTTAACGAAGCTATATAGCCTATCATTTCCCTGTATGTATATCCTACGGGCTTAGTCTGTATCATTATGTCATCCAGACTACTTACGTCTGCTGGAACACCACAGCTTGTACTTATCTCACTTAAAACCGAAGCAGCACTTGCTGGATATATCAGATTGGATATATATAGTCCTGTAGTCTTCATCATTCTGTCATATGCTGTAAATGTCGTTGTTGCCTGATCACTTTGTGGGCGCTCTGCTGTAAAAAAGCCAAGTGGAATATATTCATACTTTCCACTTGGCAGCTTTAAGCCTATCTCTACTGGTATCTCTGTATTTTCAAATAATTCGTCTATCTTTTTAATAGTAATTTCTATCTTTGCAGATACAGCCGCTCCTAGCTGTAAAGCTTCATCAGCCGTACTTGATGTTTCATAGCTCAATTTTTTGAACTTGGAATTAAACCACCGGCCATTAATCTTAAGCCTTGCCTCAAAAGTCCTTGATGGACTTCTTATTGTTTCTTTAAAAGCTTCTGTTACGTTGTTATACATATGTTTACTCCTGTATCATAAACTCTATTGCTGTAATATCTTCTAATGTAGTTCCATCATATCCCTCTGCATCACATTCATTAACATCTTCCAGCTTAATCATATGCACATCAAGTTCTGTTTCAATGTTATACATATCATCAATTTCTTTAATCACCTCCTGCTCCTTGTCTTCTGCAAACTTGTAAGAGCCATCTTCTACGACTGCATTTCCATTTTCATCCTTTAAAGCATTTTCCTTTAATAATCGTGTTCTTTCAGCGTTATATACCTCTAATTCTGCCAATAACGCTTTAAGATTTTTAGCAATTGCATAATTGACCTTAACTGGCCAATGTTTCTTTGAATTCTGTAACTTCTGTAATTCTGCTGCACATCTGTCAATCTGTTTGATTGTAAATTTCATATTATAAATCTCCTTTATTGTTGAATAATAGATACACTTGCACTTCTGTAATAGAAAATACCATCATCAAGCTCCCCTATTACTTCCTTGCTTAGTGTACCTCTGTAACTTGTTATTGTTATATCCTGTCCATCATCATGAAATGTTATTGGGAAGAATCCGGCAACAAGCTTATTCTTAATAAGAACCAGCTCATCTTCCTGAAGAACTCCCCAGGATATAGATAAGGTCTTCTTTTCAGCAACTACATCACCTAACATTGTTCCGTCAAGTGCTCGTCCTGTTGAAGAAGACCATATAATCTCATCATCCACTTTGATGGACACAGGAGCCGTAAGCTCCTGATTGTCACATCTTAGTATCAATTCATCACATCCTTGTTAAGTTATAATCTCACATTTTCCTGTCTGCTTTGTATGCTCGTTAATCTTATCAACTACATACTTCTTAAGGCTCTTTCCATCTAGCTGTATATCAAGATCTAATGTTTCCAGTATCTTAAGGATCTGCTTAAGAATACTTATAGCTTCGGCTAACAGTTCAGCACTGGATGCCATAGCTGCTGCCTTCTGTGCCATATCGATAAGCTTATCCTCTGGTGCTACAACTTCTCCCTGGTGTTTATTATCACCAATCATTGCAAGCTGTGGTGTGTTTGGCTTTACATATCCACCTTGTGCAAGGTATGGAACATTGCCTAAACTAACCTGTGGCAAATCAAACCCAAAGTGGTCACCGCCTATAATTGGGACCCAATCTGGCACATCAAAGCTTAAACCATTAACCTTTCGTACAATAGAATTAATTCCACTTTCAAGTCCATCTAGCATACCATTTATAAGTCCGATTACCATATTAATAGGTCTTTTGGCTATATCTACTATCATTGAGAATATTCCATCGAAAGCTCCTACTATACCATTCCAAGCATCATCCCAATCACCTGAAAATACACCTTTAATAAATTGTATAATACCTTTAAATACTGATATAGTGTCACTCATCAAATCAGCTATTGTACCGACAGCAACTCCAACCTTATTTACAATAGTATTAAATACTGCTACAAATACAGGTCCAAGCAATGTTGATAAAAAGCTAACAACTGGAGCTATAAAATTGCTATATATTGTTGTAGCACAGGTAACTATTTCTCCTACGAAATCTAGAAAATTTGCTAACAACGGCTGTAGATGCTTTGTCCATACTTCATCAACAACATTTAATGCATTTTGCCATACTGGTTTAAGCATATTTTCCCATATATCTACAAAGACGTCTCCTGTAGCTTCTACTGCAACTTTAATTCCTGTAAATATTGGTGCTCCCCATTTGTCCCACGCATCAGATAATGTATTAACAAGGTCTATCCAAGTATTGGATATTAATTCTATTGCTGGACTTACTCCTTCACTCCATAATAAATCCCAGCATTTTTTTATAGTATTAAATACCACATCACTAAGAGATAGGACCTTTGTTGCAAAATCTGTAATCATCGGCAATCCCGTGGTTACAAAATTCTGCAATATTGGATATACTGCTTTATCCCATATATCGGAAAACACCATATTAAAGCTATCATAAAATCCATTTACAATATCACCTGCTGTATCAACCCACATTACTAAATAATCTGTAAATGGACCATTGAAATAGTCTAAAAGTGGTGGCCCAAGCTCCCTAATATCGCTGAATACCTTTGCTAAATTATCTTTGGCTGTAGCTGTATTCTGTGTAAATCCATCCCATATGCGTGATAATGATGGAGAAAATGTTGCTACACCCCATTCTTTAAGCTCGCCTAATTTATTCTTAACATCACTTACAAATTTTTCTATTGCCGATGTTGCATTTGATGTACTTCCACTTACATCTGGTACAAGGTCAACGCTTCCAATTCCAGATGTTGTTCCACCTGAACTGCCACTTGTATCAGAACTATCATCTGTTGGCTCTGTCAGCTTATTTATCTGGTCGAAACCTGCAAGTGATTTTTCTATATCTTTGGCTGTCTTCTTAGCAGCACTTCCAATATCACTTACATTGTCTGCGGCACTGCCTGCATCTGCTCCAATCCCTGCTATATCCGAACTTATCGAACCCATAGAGGCTGATATATCTGCCCCTGTTAGCAACTGTACAAAGTTAGCAAATCCATCTGCCACTTTCTGCAGTCCTGCAAGCAGACTATTAAATCCACGCAGAATAGGTGTAAACAATGCTATGAAGCCTTTACCAAGACTAGCCTTTAACTGCTCAAATCGTAATGAAAGTATTCTTGTCTGGTTCGCCCAGGAGTCCTGTGTCTTAACAAAATCTCCTGTGGCATTAGATAAAGCACTTGTAACATATTGATAACGAAGCATTACTTTTTCCTGCTCTGTCATCTTGGCTGTAGTCTTACCGAAGCCGTTATTAAGAGCATACTGGTCTAAGTTAGTCTGAGTCATTATTACACCTAAATCCTTAAGTGTCTCTGTCTCTCCAGTCCATATAGACTTAAGCTTTGTATATGCCTCATCTGTCCCCAGATTATAGAATGATGCAACATCACCTGTTAAACCAGTTACATTTTCTGCCATATCCAATGCCGCCTGTCCTGTAATACCCATAGCATTACTCATCTGACCAAATACGCCCATATACTTCTTAGCTGATAATTCAGACAATCCAAAATTAGTCATGGCGTTAGAAGCCCACTTGTCTGCCTGCCAGCTTAAGTCTTTAAATGCTGTATCTACGACATTCTGTACTTCTGTTACATTAGAACCAACTTCTATACACGATTTAATAAAAGCCCCTGTTGCAACTGTTCCAAATGCCGTTGCCAATTTCTTATTTATTGTATTAATAAAACCTGATACATTCTTTGTTGCATTTTTTGACATAACTGCCATCTGCTTTGAAATACTATCATTTGTCTTTTCAGATTTTTTAATTACATCATTAGATATATTACTTCCCATATTTGACATTTGTTTAGTAAATTCACTAGATGCATTACTTGACATATTTGACATTTGTTTAGTAAATTCACTATTTATATTAGTAAACTGCTTACTTGCTTGCGCAACAGTTTCTGATAGCATATTTGACACTTGTTTAGTAAATTCACTATTTATATTAACAAACTGCTTATTTATTCTATCTGTTGCTTTATTAAGTTCTTCTAGCCACTCACTTGTATCTAGCCCTAACGTAAGATATACACTTGCAACCTCTGTATCTGACATTCTCCCTCCTTTCTGGCACGAAAAAAGACTGCCTACTTAGAGTAAGCAGCCTTAAATTCTTTCTGTAATCGTGTCCAATGTTCTATATACTGTGGTGTTCCTACCACTCTCTTATTACGTTTCAGAAGCCAGTCATTGTGTATCTTCTTCTGTTCCTTAGTAAAGTTCCTTATGACTTTCATATCTTTTTCTGCCCTTATGCTCACCACTCTTCCAAGCGGTGTCTCTGGCATTATCCCAGATAATAAAGAACAAAATTCCGCCCAAGACATATCATCTTCCGTTCGCAATCGTATGCCATACTGTGACAGGAAGCTTGACTCTATCAATTCCCAGTCATCATATATGTCATAATATATTTCATTATGAGGGTGTATTCTCCTCTCCATATGTGCCTGTGGCAACACCCATTATTACATTATACATTTCCTTATATTCCGGAAGCGGTAAGTCCATAGTCTCAATCTTATCTGCTGCCTCTTTGCCAATAAGCATTTCAAGAGCCTTTGTTATAAATCCCATTCCGTTGTCACTATCTTTCTTCTTTTCAGCCTCAGCAGCCATAGCCTGTACATTAAGAATTGTGTTCTTTCTGTTATTCACAGTTACCACTAAGTCATCAGTAATACGAACCATAGGTAACTGGTTTGTAATCTTCATTGATATGTCTATTACTTTAAAATCTGTCTTTGCCATTATTCAAATTCTCTCTTTCTTTTTTATTCTGTATATGGAATATATGTTGGTTTTCCATCTGACTGTGCTTCCCATTCAAGTGCATCAATGCTTGTTGAGTCTCCTCCAAGGGAAGTTACATTTATAACTGCTGGGATAAGAAGCTGGTCAAGGTTTGGGAAAATAATTGAAACCCAGGTATTACATTCCTGTCCTGTCTTTAAAGCCAGGCTTGCGATATAATCATTACCTTCATCACCATAATTACGCTTGCCGCCCATAGTCATACCAAGTGATTTACCTGTTGTAAGTCTTCTTGTCCAGCCTGCCTGATCCATTGGATTCCATTCTTCAATTGTTCCATCTACGGATATGCTTAAGCTCTCTGCATCTTTTACAACCTTTGTTTCTACTGTTTCCGGTGTATCTGTGCTCTTTCTTCCTGTTATGCATACACCGAACTGAATTGTATGCACCGGATTAACGCCAGTAAGAGGTGTTGCTCCTGCATTATATCCGGCTAATTTAGTATTCTGTGCCATACCTTTACCTACCTTTCATAATAAATATCTAATTCTATTACACTCTCAAAGATACCTTTATCATCTGTCCCTACATCCACAGGTCCATCAACCTGCATTTTATTGAATAGCAGCTTTGTATCATTGATTATTTTATTGTTGGTGTCTCTAAGCATATTATAGAGCTGTTCTGCTGCCTTCTCGGTGTCTCTGACACTTGTATTCCAATGAACTAATATACTTATAGACTTAATACGATAAGAGCTGTTATTTAAGCCTCCTACAGCAGTCTGTGGTGGTCTTTGTCTGTTAAGATTATATACTCCTATGCTCTTATCTTTTTTATTGTCAAGCTTGCCGCAATATACATTATTATTGTCTGCAATGCCAAGACCTGCTATATAATCTCTTACATCACCTATTCCTAACATCATAACCCCGCATTCTTCTTGTATAACTTAGCAAACGTATCAGGAGCAAAATTTCTTTTCTTACCATCTTTAAGATAATCATCGAGCCACCTGCCCTTGGCATTTGCGTTTCCTTCGTGTCTTTTACCTTTATCATCTACCCAAGGTGATTGATGGAAGTTATATTCAGGATGATAATATAACCTTCTTACATATGGCGTGCTTGATATAAGCTCTACCTTGCCATTGGCTATATCCTGTGTATATACAAATGTGCTTTCGTTTTGCAGTGTACCTGTATCTCTAGGCATTACCTGACTTTGAACTACATTCGTATGTATTGCTTCTGCTGTCTGTACTAATGACACCTGTGCTGCTGCCGTAAGCTTCCTTACCATAGGCATATTAAGCTTAACTGTTGACTTAACATTCTTTGCCATTACATCACATCCAATCTTACATAATTAACTGTACCATCCGGATTACGGCACTTCGTACCCTTGTATATATGCCTTGTTACACCGAACACCTTTATATCACCTTTAGTAATAACAGGAAGCTCCGGTGCAATATCTCCAGGTATTAAGGCACAGCCCTCAAGCTGTATAAGCTTCTGTTCTGCTGTGAGCACCGTCTTTCCACTGTCTTGATAATTGCATAGTCCGTCCCATACCACAGGGTCTAACTGCTCCCCATATACGTTTTGGCCTTCCTGCTCTATCTCAATATGTACTTCTGTTTTACAGAACTGCTTTAATACTAAACAAGGATATTTCATACTCACACCCCCAGACTTAAGCAGCACAAGCCTGTCTGGCAAAGCACCCGGTATGTATCACGCTTTACAGCAATTCCATTCTGCACAAGAACATTCCAACTGCTGCCAAACTGCATAGATACTCCATTTACAGCATAATTCTGCAAGACACAATTAATCATGTCTTCATTCTCATACTCAAAATCAGCCATATCACAGCATACATCTATGATTATTGCCTGCTGGAACTCTGTCAGATTATCAAAGCCTCTTGAAGTTATACGATTAAAAGTAAGCGAGTCGATATGACGGCTCGCCTGCTTTAATCTTCGTTCTATCTGTTCATCCGGGATAAGATTATGCTCGCTCAGGTACTGTTCTTTACTTGCATATACCATAGGCTCACTCTTCAATATCTTCTGCAGGATCTACATCAACGAATACAGAATCAACCTTACCATCCTTACCATTAGGGAATACAAATGTATCACTTAACTGGCGATTCTGATAAAGATATCCATCTCCTTCTGTATGTGCTCCTGGTGCGAAGAAATAAATAGATGAAATCTTAGGTACTGTCTTACATGTCTGTCCACATGCGACAAGTACATTAATCTTGCGTGAACCCTGAACAATCTTTTCATAATATGTGGCTATATTAGTCTTTGTAGGCTTTGCCACGACTGTATAAGTGCTGTCGCTCTTAGTGTAGTATGTCTTTCCTTCTGCTACATCTGTATCAGTTGTTATGGCATACTTTGACTTAAGTGGAGCAAAGCCGCCCTCTGCAACATCCCAATCGAATCTGTCATAGAATCTTTCATCATCCACAACTTCCATAAGTGTCACACCATCAATATCAGTTACACGTGTTTCAATGCCAAGACCACCTTCTGCAATCTGTGTCATTTCAATCTTACGCGTAAATTCCTTTGATACCTCAAGCTTATCCATAATGTCAGAAGATACATACATAATGAGACTTCCATTTGCCTTATATCTTCTAAGCTTGCCTGCTGCCAGAATATGCTTAAGCTTAGCAAATACATTCTCTGATGTATATTCTGTGGAAGCTGTTTCAGTATGATATAATTCTGTCTTCTGTGCAGCCTGTGCTACCTTACTAAAAAATAATGCATCTGTCTCCGGTACTACCTGTGTCTGTTCAAATATGTGTGAAATATTCTGAATAGATGCTGTCTGATTTGTTTCATCAACATCTGCCTTATCAACCATAAACTGTACATCTCTGTCATGTGTTACTGTGTAAGGAACATCTTTCTGGTTATATTCTCCTGTGTTCCATCCACCTGATCTCTTATGGTTCTTATAACCACTTACACTCATCTGTGTAAAATGGAAAGTCTTTGCATCTAACCATCTGACATTGTTTGTGATAAATGGGGATGTAAGTGTGCCCTGAATAAGAATTGCTAATAATTCAGGACTCCACTGTTCTGCATAATTTAAATTTGGCATATTATTTTACCTTTTTAACCTTTCTTAATTGAATCTATTCCATCTCTTTGTAGGAACATTTACATTGCTACCTGCAGAAGACTGCTGTCCATTAGTCTGCTGCCCTGCGCCAATCTGGAATCCCTCATTGTTCTCTGTGCTTGGCTTAAGTGCAGGTACATCCTTTAGAACCTGTTCAATTGCAGCTTTAACATTGTCCTCTGATATCTTTCCATCTGTACCCTTTGCCTTACTGAAATCAGCCATCTTAAGCACGTATTGTACTGTCTTGGCATTAATACCAAGTGTCATTGCTACCTGTGTAGCCGCAAGCTCTATACGAGCCTGTTCAGCATCTTTCTGTGCTGTTGTTACTTCATTCTGAAGATTAGCATTAGCGTTCTGCTGCTGTTCTACCTGCTGCTGTTTATTCTGCTTAAATGTTGCAATAGCCTGGCTTACTTCCTCCTCGGATAGTCCCTGCTGCTGGAAATAGCTTTTAAGCACAGCATTTTCTTTCTTGGCAGTTGCGGTGTCTAACATACTCTGTATTTTGTCATAGTCAATTCCAGCCGCCTGCTGATTGTTCTGACCACCCTGCTGTCCTGCCTGTCCGTTATTGTTACTTCCAGCGTTCTGGTCGCCGTTACCATCTCCGCCCTCTGCGAAGAACTGTAAATTAATAGGTAATGTCTTTCTCATCACTCTATCTCCTTTCTTCCGTTTACCGCCCGTCGGCATTTTCCTAAAGTTTAGTGCCATTAAGTTTTGGGCATATAAAAAGGACGTCCATTGCTGAACGTCCCAGATATCAATATGATATTATTTATTTTATTGTATTCAATACTTCTTTGAGCTTATTCACTATAGACCTTTGTCTTGAATATAACATATATATAGTTGCTGCAGATTCGTCATTATCTATAAGAGATTCGCCCTCTGCAAATGCTGTCTGAACAAATCCTAATGTTGCTGTTGTCTGTTCCAGTTCATACAAAGCATTCTCAAAATCAATTTTAGCAGACATATTACACCTCCATATTCATCTGTGCGTTAGTGTTCTGTATCTGTTCTTTCAGAACCACAGGCAGCTGATACTCTTCAATTATAGATATTGCTATGTCACACTGTCTACGCTTGATTGACTTGTAGGAAGTAACCTGAAACTGTCTTTTCAACTCTCTGTAGATATCTGTGTATACCTTACCGCTTAAAGACTTATCGTGATATGCATTGCTGTCTTTACCGCCTAAAGCGCGTGTTCCAACCTTGCGTACTGCTGTTGTTATTCTGTCACATTCTATATTCATAAGTGGCATATCCTGCTTGAAGTCTTCAAGTTCCTGCTTAACTTCATCAATCTTATCATTAACTTCAAGAATTGCCCGACTCTGCAACTGAAGTTGTTCAAGTGCTGTGCGTGGCTTGCTGTTGTTTATATGTTCTTCCATATCGTGAAAACGATTGATGTATCTTGCTGTAAATTCTGTTCCCTTTGTGCCTGTAAGCTTATGTGCTATAAACTCACAGCCTTTCTTGGTTACATTGTAGCAAGGTCTTATTTCTCCTTTATTATCCTTGTATGTACTTTCTGTAAAGAAATCAACGAAGCCAATCTTGGATTGGTTAAACTGCTCTACATAATTTCTTATGTCCCTTAATAATTTACTATGTTCTTTTCCAACCATTTCGGCTACTTCAATGCTTGTTATCGTCTGCTCTATCTTATTCATTTTTAAATCAATCTCCTTTTAAAATTATGTTGACCAATTCCAAAAGTAAGATATAATATTAATACCAGTACTTTGGTATTGGTGTGTTGAAGAAGTTCGTTTTGCTTGGTAGGTGGGCGAACTTCTTTTTTGTTATTTAATTCCCAATTTTTCTTTTAGTAGTTTTATTCCCTCAACAACTGCATTAACTCTTTGAGTATTCAATGCATTAGCACATTCTTGTATATCTTCAATTTCTTCTTTTGACATTCTGAAGCCTATCTTTTCTGTTCTAGGATTGTCTGTGGGTCTACCCATTTTCTTCTTATCTACTTTAATCACCTCTTGACTCTTGCCTTGTAACCAAATAAATGATATTATCTATTTGGTATCGAGCGGTGGCAAGTACCGCCCGAATTTTTCGTTGTCAGCCTTGCTTATTTATTAAGCAGGGCTTTTACTTTTTCTCTAGCTTCTTCAATGTCTTTACATTCATTGAGTATTGCAAGAATTTTTCTTGTCTGATTTTCTTCTGCTGTTTCCTTAAGCAATTCACCAATATTCATATCGTCTTCCATTCTTTTCTCCTTTCCAGCTACTTGCCTGCTTTACTCGTTAAGTATTCCTCAACTGCAATCTTATTATAACTTTTGGTCGACCATAAGTCAAGAGGTTTTTAAAATTATTTTGCGATATATCGTATGCTCACCTTATCACTTTATTAAAAGCTTGTAAACCGCTGTATTTCTCTATATTTCTCGTCAGTTTATACTTTTTTATTATAATTTTTATGAATAAAAATCTAGCAAGATACGCATAATGTAATACATTATAAAAATACTGCCATTTTATAAATTTTATTAAATAATTATTATTGCAGCCTACCTCTGCAATCAAAAAAGACGCAGCCTTTCGCCACGTCTTAGCTTATTCTTGGGGAGGTCAGGAGCCTTCCCTGACAGGACTTCTCCCCTATATTCAATTAAATATTTCATATCTTCCTTTCTTTTGGGCATAAAAATAGCACCCACAGCGTATTGCTATGCGTGCTTATTTCTTCCTTTTTTCTATTTCATATAAAGTATCTATTATAGCCTGATGATATAGTTTAATATCTACATCATCCTGATACATTCCCATTGTTAATCTATTCTGTAATATTAATACATGCCTTTTAAGCTGTGTCATTACAAAATCATCATCTTCCATAAATATTTCAGATTGTGATTTTTCTTTTTTCACTGGCTCTGGTGGCGGTGAATATCTTTTCAACATACGTTTCCTTTCTGTTGCACCGGTGCAACTTGGGTATAAAAATAACAGCTCTATAGCTGTTTATTCAATCTAATCTTCAATTTTCTTAATATCATATGCTACTGCACACTGATGTTCTATTTTACAACCTCTAGCCTTATCCCAGCCTTTAACAAAATATACAACATCAGCCTGTGATAGAAGTTCTATTGATTTTCCTAAAAACCACAATGGCTTAGCTTCTGCTGGTGCTCCTTCAAAAAAAGACTCTATAACTTCTACTTTCTCACCTAATAGCAGCTCTGCATATTCTATTGCCTTTTTCCTTGTTTCTTTTATTTCCTCGTCTGTTTTACCTGCCATAGGCTGGCTAATAAATAATTTTTTCATACTGTCTTGTCCTCACTTTCTTAAAATTAGGTATAAAAATACCACCAATCTCTCGACTGGTGGCTACTCATCTACTGTTCCTGTTCCCAAGCCCACTTTTAAAATTTCTCAGCAGCTTCTATTGCTTCTTTAGGGGAATTTTCAAGATGACACCCAATCATATATGGTTCAAAAATATCAATAAGTTTCTGTATCTCTTCTGGATATTTTACTGGCATAATTTACCTCCATTTCTTTTTATTAATGTCATATATTCCGCTTCGACTTCATCATAGCGATTTGCAAAATACATTTTCTTTGCATAATCACTTATCTTGCCTACATTAATATTTATTTATACCAAGTGCGTCACTTGATATATAAATACACCTATATTAATAATTAAGAGGTTTACCTGCTTTTATCCATTCTTCAAATGTTATATCTTTAGGTAAAATTTTCCAGTTCTGTAAAACTTTAAATGTTGTTCTATTATTTTTTTCTATTTCCTCATCAGTTTTTTGGGGTGGATTTATAAATCTCTCACGCTCTTCTTTTGTTAATTTTTGTTTTTCCTCCTCCGTAAAATTAACTTCACTAAGTTCCATCCTAAGTTTAAAACATTCTTCTGGAGAAAGTTCTTTTCCTCTTTGCATTTGCTCTGCTTCTGGTAGTAAAAGCCATTCTCTTGCTGTTAACTTCATTTAATCCGCCTCCTCTAAAAGAATATGCCAAATCTCCCCGACTAATATTTTTGAAATAACTTTAAATTTACTATTTCGCTCATAAAGGACTTCATTTTCATTTAAGCCAATAGAACTTATATCTCGCCCATTTTTGGTATTTTGTATATAAATTTTTATTTTTGCTAAATCATTATATCCTTCTGTCTTTGATGTACTCCAGTATTGTTTAATTGTTATTATTGTTCCTTCAACATATTCACTTACAAATTCTTTAATTCTATCTTGCTCATCCTTCCTGTCAGAAAAATCAACAGTTCTTATTAAATTTCCATTGAATTTTGATATTTTTGACAGTGCTACATCTAAATTGTTTACAAGTTGTTTATGTTCTGATTTTAAATTTGATAAATCATTTGCATTTCTTAAAACATCATTTATAATATATGCTTCAAAGCTCTTATATTGTGTAACTGCTTGTAATTCTTTATCTGATAAATTCATTATATCATTCTTATGTAATTCCTCAATATGTTTTTCAGAACTACCATTAAATAATATACTTTGCTCCCACTGTTCCTTTCTAGCCGCATACATCTTCTTGTTATCCGGATCTAAGGAATACTTTGAAAGCCTGTCGAACTGCTCAACCATCCTGCCTGCATATTGCCGCTTCTGGTCCTGCTTGTAATCTTCCTTGACCTTTTCTAACTCTTCCTTGGTAAACTTACTGTCTGGCTCTTCATCCAGCTCAGGGAAATATGTTGTATGTACGTCTTTGCAATTTGGATGGTACAACCCCGCAGCTATTGCAGATGACATAAGCGGATAAGGACCATCAGATGCCTTACCGCCACTCCATACATCATCTATAAGTACTTTTCCAACAAATGGAAGGCACTTAGGACAGGCATTAGCACGCTTATTCATAATAACTGTACTAATTCCCCAGGACTGTCTCATCTCTCCCTCTCCGGTTAGATATGCACGCTTATTGGCTGTCTGAATTGCCATCTTAGCATAATCTTTCATAGTATGCCTTGCGCCATTCGCATATTCAATACAGTTAATACCAGCTTTAAGAAAATCTCTTGTAGCCATATCAACTGCTTTCTCATATGTTCCTGCACCCGTATTCGCATACACCTGAGCATTGAATATTATCTGCCGGTATTTATCTTCCGACATTCTAAGCATTGCTTTTTCCGCCCTGTTAAAATCTGACTTCGTAGCTTTAATCAGGGCATTAAGCTTTCTTGTGTTAAGCTTGAAAAAAGCACCCTCAGTGCCTTGTGACACCTTGGATGCTTTTAATCCCTTTTTCAATGCTCTTAATATCTTCTGTTCCTGCTCTGTGCCGCCTGTCTGCCTTGCTGTAAATATCATTGCATCAATTGAACTGTTTATATCGCTGAATCTACCCGCAAAACGTGTCTTGTTATCTGCTTTATATTTTTCTAAGGCTTTAAGCTGTTCTACCTGCCATTGTGTCCAGTTGAATCCAAGTTCATCTTCTTCAGCTCTGTGTCTGTCAAGATTTCGTATCATAGAAGCAATCAGCTCATCTTCTATGGCTCTAAAGGCTTTCTCTATGTCATATTCTGTATTAAGTGCCATAAGCTACCTCACTTGTTATCAAAACCTGTAAAACTGTTATCAGTGCCATTAACTGTAAAGCCATCTGCCTGCATATTAAGTGCCGGCTCTTCCATATCAGATATACCCTGCTCAGCCTTAAGTCTTGCTATCTCTTCCTGCTTCCATTCGTCATCCTTAGTATCTCCATACAGCTCATCAACAGATGCCTCTATGCTCATAATACCGCCCTGCTTTGCCTTGCTGACTGTTTCTACCTGGCTTTCAAAAGATGGGTTAGCATATTCGCCAAATGTCACATCAATATCTATATCCTTAATAGCTGTCTTATTAAGCGTGTCTATGGCATTAAATGTTGCTGTAACAAGCTTTGGAAGAACCTTCTGAAGCCGCTCTACAATGTTATTTCTGCTGTAAAGCGTTGCTTTCTCTTTCTCCCTCTGTGCATCCGCATTATCCAGTTTCTTAACATCTATGCCTAATGTTGATGGGCTCATAATCCCCTGTAAACAAAGATCCAACGCTGTGATATATGTTGCAAGATAGCTTTCGTGTGGGATATTGCCCTGTACAAGCTCTATCTTATTAACTGTACCTTCTGCCATGCTGCCATCTGTTTTTATATAGGCATTATCAAAAGCATTAGGCTTTAGCACTTTTCCATCCAGGGGATTCCTTGGTAACATATTCTCCGGTATATATTCCTTTGTTCTATTCCTCCTTAAGGCATCCATCCATTGTGACCATGCTTCATCCAGCGCATCAAAGTTATCTATCTTTGCATCAAATATGCTCTTGCCTCGTCCTTTATACTTGGCTGACTTATAAAACAGAAGAGGAACAGCCATTATAAACTTGTCATTCCAGGTAACATCACTAAGATGTGCCAGCTCCGGTATAACACTTAAATCATATTCCCTGCCGCCTCTTGTAAGCTCATAATGTATGTAGCCTATGCCATAATGTTCAAGTAATACATATTCCTGTCTCTGCACGTTATACACAGTCTTAAACACTATCTCCTTAACTCTTCCCCTGTCCTTGATAATCTCTGTCTTATCACCAGAGTAGAATTCCAATATAGGATACTTGCTAAGGTTCGTATCGAACGATATCTTGAATGCTCCATCACCGATATAAAGTGTTTCTGTTATTGCCTGCTTAACAAGCTCAATGAAATCATTTTCCTCTGCTATCTTATCCCATTCTGTCTGCCTGCTGCCAGCATCTATTAAATTCATATCATCTGTTACTATACTGGCCAGCATATCGCATAACATAGCAGGGAGACCTACGTGTATCTTTCTTATCTCCATACCTATTGTACAGGATGCAGACCAGAACCTTGTCTTGTCACCATCTATCTGGCTGTATAGCTGTGACAATTCTTCACTCTCACCTCTGTACCATATCTTGTTCTTTATGGCATTTCCCTCGTAATCAAGAGTTTCCTGTATGCTTATGGATCCATTAACAGCCGGCTGGATGTGCAGCCACGTTCTTATTCCTGTTTTTATCTTCTCTGCCATACTTGTAAATATGTTCACCTCTCTCACTCTCCTATCTGGAATTATTTCTTATTCTCTATACCTATCCTGCTTCGATAAGGAATCCAGCCATACTGTACGCTGTTTACCATATGGTCATTGCCATCCTCAGGCTCACAGTCCTTATCTTCAAGCCACGAATACGTTTCTAACTCTGTCTTGTAATTCGTGCAAGTATCGACAATATAAAAGCTTGGCTCTCTGCCCTTTTCGTCATTAAAGGACATCCAGCCAAGCTGTAAGTTAATTCTATCTATTATGGTTACTTTCTTATACGCATTATTAAATATATACTGGCAGTCAATGTGTTCTCTCTTGTACTTGGCAAACTCTGTTATCGTTGCCTGATCAGCGTTATCTATAAACACATTTTTTGACATTCCACCCCATTCTTTTCTGTTACGCTCCAGGAAGTCAATGTAATTCCTTACCGTATCAGACGGAGCTATTGGTATATCAAGTTCTGCATTGTTATACACCTTTTCATCCAGCACTATCAGCTTGCCCTTGTTTGTTATTCCCATAAAGGACATAGCAATCGTATCCGGGCTCTTGGTTGAATAAGCTGTATCAAGTCCGCTGGTGAATATTATGAAATATTCGCCCTGCATTTCATCAACCTCACGTCTGATGTATGACTTTGCCTGATCTCTAGTAATGATATGCCTATTGCAGAAATTAGAAAAGACAAGACCGGTAGCCTTGCCTCGTAATCCTAATATCTTGTTTTTATATATCTTAGTGCCAGGAGGATAGCTCATTTTTTTCTGTTCTATCTTCTCTGGTGTCATAGATATATTGTCTGTCATATTAAAGAACCAGTACACCCAGCCTTTAATAGGCTCACAACCGTTAAGGTCCTTCCATATTTCTTCCGGCACATCTGCCCTGTACTTATCTATAGGCCTTGCATGATTGATGTATTCTGAATATATAGGAAGTGTAGGCGCATCCGGGTTAAGCGTACCTACAAAGTATTCAGAACGTCCGAATATCTCTCGTATGAAGTCTATGTTAGCTGTATTGCACTCATCTACCCACACACATCCAAACTGTGAACCCAAGGCATTCTTCCATTTACTGGCATTATCATAGCCAAGAATATATATTATCTTAGTACTGCTGCCAGTTTTGAATTTAATGTGCGGAAGTTTATTTTCTTTATCGCCATTACCACAGTATTCCAGATTGGGGAATATCTGTAACAATCCCATATCAGCATTTATTATATTCTTCTCAATAACACCTGTTGTATTACCTGCTATAACGTGCAGCTTCATATCTGATTCAGCTACATTCATAATGAACTTAACAGCTACTGTTGTTGTCTTTCCTGATGCAGTTGAACCCTCTAAGAACTCTGCTCTTGCAGGTGTGTCTATGTAATCCCAGTATTTATCACTTAGAAGCATCTGGCTCACCTCTTGCTTTACGCTGTGCAAGAAGCTCCTGTAATTCACTCCTGGTTGTATCGTTTACATTAGCCTCTATCTTCTCAGTAAATATTCCCAGATGTTTACCAAGCAGTTCCAATGCCCTGACCTTATCGAAAGATTTCACTTCCAGTCCATCTCTACCCTTCTTGATAACTGCCAATGCTCTCTTCTGTTCTTCTGTAAGTTCATCTGTCAGATCAGCATTCTCGTCGAATTCAATGTCATCTTCAAGATCCAGTTCATCTTCCATCTTAATATCTGTGTTGAGTTTTACATCACGGTACTTCTTCATACCTGTTCCGGCAGGAATATGTTTACCGATGATAACGTTCTCTTTCAGACCAACCAGATGGTCAACTTTACCCTTGATAGCTGCTTCTGTCAGAACCTTTGTTGTCTCCTGGAAGGAAGCGGCTGACAGGAAGGATTCTGTTGCCAGAGAAGCCTTTGTGATACCAAGCATGATCTGCTCTCCGGTAGCCGGCTCTTTTCCTTCTGCAACAAGCTGCTCGTTTACTTCTTCGAACTCAAGAACGTCTACCATTGTTCCAGGCAGGAACTCTGTATCACCCTTCTCTTCGATTCTGATCTTCTTCAGCATCTGACGAACGATAACCTCGATATGCTTATCGTTGATCTCAACACCCT